ACATCATAAAGCTCTTTTGCAAATTCTACTCCGTGCTTTACAATAAGAACTCTGGGGAAACACATTGGCTGAGATGGGTCTTTCTTAGCACCTTTAAATACCAAAGTATCAATAAGAGCCGCCGCTTGTTTAAGAATTATTTCCTTTTGTTCTTTCGTGAGGTCTTTCCAGATGTCTGTTCCATCGAAGTCTCTTGCTCTGAAGTATTCGTCTGCGTATTCGACTGTAACGTAGCTGTCTTGTCCGACTTCAAGTCCCATCTCATCACCTCCAACCAATCATAAGCACGAAGCAGTTTCTTGGCTTCTTCATCTTCAACGTAAACGTAGTGCTTGTTCTTTTTATCATATAGAACTGCCATGTATACCTCCTAAACTGCTGGGGAAGGGAAACCCCTTCCCCAGCATCTTTTTGTTATTTCTACTAAGTTCCAGATGGTAAAGTTACTTTTATCTTGTAGGCGCAAACTGGTCTAAGTATTTTGGCACCGTAAACAAACAATCCTTTCACAGCGTCAGCAAATCTGTTTTCAGGTCTGTAAGTCTCAATCTTTTCTACATCATAAGCGAAAGCTAACGCATCATTTGTTCCAGCATAAAATCTATAGTTTCCGCTTGCATCTGGAGCACCAGAAATATTATTACTCATCTTCACAGTAAATCCAGCGGCTTGTCCAACTTCACCATTCAACAGCGTCATGTAAGCTTGTGGAGAGGAAGCATTCATAATAAATCTGTTATCTTTTAGCAATAGAGCTCTAATCTCTGGTGGAACAACAATCCAACGTCCATTTTGTGGAACATTATTTTTGTTCATTAGTGCATCAACGTCAACAAGTAGTTCATAAAAATCTTCTACATTTTGTAACGCTTTGACAATTTCAGTTCCATTGGTATCTGTAAATGCTGGTGTAGCTCCAGATTCAAATTTTCCAGCTATGTATTGGTCAACAATATCTCGTAGAGAATAAGTTGTTTCTCTCATAATGTTGCTCATTAGGTCAACCAATACTGCTCTATCTTCTAAGTCTTCTACAAAGAACTGGAATGCCTTTACCTGGTCAATAGTAAGAGTCATCTCTTCTTTGGCATAAGCCCTATCTGGCGTCCAATCAGTTGGAAAACCAGTAAGAGGAGAATAATCAGTTATTCTTACATCAGATACGCTAAATACTTTTAGTGTTTGTCCATACCTAACTTCACCGATATACTGCGCATTAGTAAGAGACCCAAACACGAGCTCTTTCTTTAAGTCCTCTAAAAGAACAGAGCTCCAATAAGTCGGAATTATTGTAGAGCCAGTTTCGAATACGCTTTTATAATTTGTATCTGTTTGATATTTTGCCATACTAATATTTCACCTCACTACTTATCAATAATTCTTCCTTCTTTCATGGCTTGCTTAATCTCATCTCGGTATTGTATTATCTCTTCACGTGTCATATTTTCTATTTCGCTACGTGTCCATATCTTTGACCCTGTCTGTGCAGATGCTGGAGCTGAGGGTTGCCCTACTTTTACCGCATTGCTACCAATTAAATTCTTAAACTTGGTAGCCGCCTCTCTGATTTCTTCCTCTGTGGAACCAGAGATGAAATCCAGAGAGTCCGCAGGTAAGCCTAATTCCATTGCTACTTTCATTTTTGTCTTCTCAATCATAGCTTCCTGCGCCTCAAGCTCTTTCTCTAACACAGCACGTTCAAGTTCCGCTAACCGCATCTCAAGTTTTTCTTGTTCTGTCATCTGAGCTTCTTTGATTTGCTTATACTCTTCTGCTATCTTTTTTAATTCATCGTAATCTTTATATTTACGTCTTTCACGTTCAAGTCTATCTGCAATTATTTTCTCAAGCTCTTCTTGGGTGAAGGTTCTCTCTACCTGCCCTTTTTCCTGCTCTTGCCCTTGCATCTGTTCCTGAACATTTTCATCACCTTGATTTAGTATTTCTTTCTTCTCGTCCATGAATTTATTACCTCCTTCCAACGGATTAACCGCTCGTTGTCAGCGTGTATTTTGTTACCTGTTATAATTATATCACATGCCTGCTAAACGTAACAGGCTCTCTGGTGGCTCTCTTTTTAGAACGTTTCTATAAAGAGAAACCAACTTCCTTGCCGCTTTCCTTTTCTTTTCCATTGGTGCGTCTGTTTGGTGTATCCTAATAGCCGCCGCCACAATAGCATTTGCATTCAACGTGCCATTAGGCTCTCTAATTGGTAATTTGCAATCAGCTTTTGTTTCTGGTGGCTCTTTCATGTGTATCAATGATGCTCTGGCTAATTGCTCTAAAGTATAATCGCTTTCTGAAAAACTTCCCCACGGTTTATGACTTACTCTTTCTGCCATGCTTTTTACACCTCTTTTTGTGATATTTCTCCTTTCTCTTAAATTTGTTAAATTCTAAATCGTAATTTTCATGCTTTCTACGATTTCGCCTTGGCATTTACAGTTCCTTGTTTAATGTCCCGTCTCCCTGAATTGCATTCAGCGAACTTTCAGCCGCCACTCCATATTTGTTATCAACAAGCGTCTTCGTCTTTTCATTCTTAACTGTTGCGTTTTCATTAATTCTGCTAAGCTCTTCATTCAATGTCTGGCTGTCTAATGTAAACAGTTTCTTTACCGCAGTCTCTTGAGATACTAATCCAGCGTTATACAACATCGTGTAAATCTGAGCTTGTTCAAGGTCATTAACTGGTAACCCTTCCTGCCAGCTGATATTAATCTCTTTCCAATCTTTTTTCCACAAAGTGCCTGCAGTTAACAGCATATTTCTAATAACTGGGTCAAAGCGCATTCTCAATCTGTTTGACTTAGATATCGGAGCTATAAGCTCTTTCCTTAGCCCAGCACCAGTTCTCAATGAACCTTGAGTTATACCAAACAATACTGGAGATACTTCGGATATGACAAACAACTGTTCCACCAAAAACTGTATTTCATCAAATGCCGCTCTCAATTGACCGTCCCAAGTGATATATTGTGGTATCGGGTCTCCAGGCTCAAGTGGAAAGTATTTAGCTCCGCCTCTGAATACATAGCGTCCCATTTCATCTTGTTCAAGTGCTGTTTCGGGTCCAGCCATGTGCGGGTCTGAATGCTTATTTAATATTCTTGATATCTGCGATAATCTTTGGTCTAACTCATACAGTATCGGCTCTATGGCTTCATAATCATCTTGTCCAATAGGAGTATCTGAGGCATTTATGTTGTGCACTGGGAATATAAGTGGGATATCAACACCTGTTTCTTCCTCTCTCTTATCAAATACAAGCTCTGTGATGTCTTCTCCAATAAATCCACCTTGCATCTTGTGTGCTCTATATTCTATTTTGCCTGCACTGTGTATTTCCATTAGCAAAACTTCATCTGAGCCGTAGCCATACAACTCTCCGCCTTTTGATATCCAAGCGATAATATGAGCGTAAACACTATTTATATCGTTAGGATTAACTACTGGAAACCACATGTGCGGTGGTATAGCTTGGAATTTAGGCGTTCCATCAAGCCACAACTTATATATTCCAGTTCCGTAGCGTGATACATCTAATGCAACTTGATAAGATACATTCCAAAAGTCAGATGCCAACAACATTTGAGCAATATCGGTATTATTTTCGGGAGTTTCAGGATATACCGTAATTCTTGGTGTTTCACCGAATAACATGTCAGCCCATAGTTTAGAAATCCTTTGTGGATAATTCAATGCAAGTAGTAGGCTTGTGCCTTGGTCTCCCTCCAGCCTTCTAACCAAATCTACCCAAACTGCTTGTGGCTTATTGTCAAATAACTGTTTATTTACACGATATCTATCTAATCTCGGCATTTCCGAGAATGGAGGGAAGGATTGTCCTTGTCTTATGCTATCTAAACTTGTTATCATTTCACCACCCCACAGGTTTTGGGACTGGAACTTTTCTTACGCCTTGTGATTTACTTGTGCTGTAAACAACGTATCGCATAGCGTCTAATAAGTGGTCATTCTCTTTTATCGGCTCATCGAAAATCATTTCATCTGACATTTTCCATCTATAAGATTTTAATTCATCTTGTATTTCCGTTAGATTACTGAATATTTTCAAATTACCGCTTCGCATTTTAACAATAACAGAGCCTATGCCATCTAAAACCTTATTTTCGGCTGGCACTACAGCTCCTTGGAAGTATTTTCTCAATTCTTTCAAAGATTGTGGAGAAGATGGGTCTCCGTAAATCTTATATATAAACTCATCGCTGGAAAGATTAGATATTTCGTTAGCTAATTCCTGCGCTGTTTTACCTTTTTTCTTATATTCACGATATACATACCATATTTCAGTTTCTGGGTCTACTGCAATCCAAACAGCCGCACTTGGGTTATTAAATCCGAAGTCTACACCTATGTATCTACGCCAGCTTGGTGGCACATCAAACGGCTGACATAAATTCACATCTTCTCTGAAATCAGCATAAACCAAGCCTGACGGTCTTGCCCATTGTGCCTCGTAAAACATCTTAAACTTCCAATCTGGCATTGTGGCTCGTAATCGTTCAAATTCTTCTACTGGGAAATAAGGATTTGTCTTTGAATCAAAAGTTATTACGTCTATTTCTTCATCTTCTCCAGAAGCCCATTTATCGTATACATCAGTTTTAATCCAGTTCCAAAAGTATGGAGTAGTTGTAATCAAAATCCTACCTCTATGAAAAGCAGTTCTTCTTCTAACAACGTCCCA